ACTATGTCGCGACCGGTGACTATTGTTGTTGGCATTTCTTTGTCTCCTTAGATTGTCTGTTGTGTGTAGTAAGTGCTGACCGCGAGATCCGCCACTAGTAGATTCGATGCGCCCACCGATTGGATTGTCGGACGTTGAACATCTCCGACTTCGTAACCTGCTGGCATCGCTGCCATGATGCTAATAACAAGCTGCTCAAGATTGTCGAGTGCTCCGGCCGTGTTGTTGTAGGCAACGGCCGCAGTGACCACGAAATTGATTTTCACGCGTACCTGCGATTTGCCGATTGTCGTCGTTTCTAAATAAGGCGAATCTGGAACGATTACGCAAGCCGGCGGAATGACTGCCTCTGGAGGTGAGCTATACACAGAAGCCACGACGCCAGAGAGAGCAGTCGCAAGAGTGCCTCTGACGTTTGTTGCAATAGTTGTTGGCGTAGGCATCACATGGCCATCGTTGAGACGTCGATGTAATTACCTAATAAACCGATGACGCGATTTTGCAGTGATCTGCCCATTCGATATGGCGATGGCTGAAAATCCACGCCTTCAATCTGACCACCTGGAGCGACCACGCTCTGGAATATCTCAACGCTGACGATAGTGACCGCCTGTTCGACTGCGTCGGTATTCGCGTAAAGCGTGGCCGCGTCTGCCCCAGATAGATAAACAACGCCGCCAGGAATTACCGGACGGAATGTGATGTCATCGTTGGTGACTGCGCATGTGAAATAGAAATAAGGAGCCGGATAAGCGAAAGGTAAGTAAGGAAAAGGATCATAGTAATTTGATGTGACTGTCTTTGTCCCATTGAATGTATTTGGAACGCAACCTGTAATCACAACACTTTGACCAGCGACGAATGTATTTGGCTTTTGAGTGATGTAATAGGCGACATTATTTTGAAGATAAACGGCGGCGACTGAGTTCTGGTTGGCAGTTAATAGCGGCAAAATTACCTGTTCAGCAGAATCTATAATGCTTTCAAGATATTCGTTACTGTAAAGAGAAACAGAGACGCCGAGCACTGTCCTAAGACTGGCGACTGTAATAATTGCTGGCATCTCTGTTCCCTTTCGTGAGCTGCTGGGCTAGATACGGGAGCGCACCTAGCCCATGATTAGTTTGCTTAGGTTAGGTTAAAGCGACGTAGGCCACCTGCAAAGACGGCTTGAGCTGCGATGTAACCGTAAAGCATGATTTCAATCTCTCCAGTTGTTGGAACGTTAGTTGCCAATGTTAAAGATGGAGATTCGAAGATTTCGATTGAACGTGGCTCGATGATGAATGCTGATTCGTCGATTGATGTTGCAACCATGTTTGGATCAACGTAGTAATCAAGTCCAAGAACGTTTCCGCGAATTGATGTTGGAGTTGATGATCCGGCATTGTTCATAGGATTTCCAGCGTTGTAAATTGGGCGTCCTGTTGTATCGACTGCTCCGAGCAAAGTGCTCCAGATAGAAGTACCTGAAACGAATGACTTTGCAGTGCGCTTTGTTGCATTGTAAACGGCTGGTGATTCTGTTGATACGAATGAAATCAATCCAGCTGAATCTGCAGCAGTTGCAGTTGCTTGAGTTCCGCCAGCAGTAATCTGAGCGATTACATATTGATCAGTTGCCTGAGCATACGCATCGCGAAGATTTGCCAACATAATTTCATAGAATGATGGATCTGAACGATCTAGCAATTCTACTGAGTAGCGCTGGAATCCAGCCTTCTTGATTACTGTCGCATTGACATAAGCAGAAGTGATTGCAGTTGTTCCTGTTGGATCTCCTCCTTCGGCCACAGTCGCGGCCGTACTGTTAGCCGTAATTTTAGGAATCGACACTGTCATTCCGTAGCTGCTTAATGGACGTGTTCCACCGCATGCGTCAATTACTGGACGGTCTGCGTTTGTGTTCTGTGCAACGTCGCGAACATAAGAAACTGGCGACATCGCTGGATTTGTTGTGAAAGAGTCATCTGCGGCTTTGATGTATTGGCGAGAATCTTCGTTGCCAAGTCCTGCCTTGATTGTGTGCTCAAGGTATGCGCCTGGTGTTGTAATTGGTGATCGTGGTGATGTGAAATAGAGCGGACGAGCTGCCTCGGCCTGTACGACTTTGGAAGCCTCAACCGTTTCGGCTGGTGCTTCTGTAACGGTTGGAGTTGTTTCCACTTCGTTTTCTCCTTTGGTAGTTTGTTCTTCTGTTTCCACGACGGATTCAGAATCTTCTGGCTCACTAGCTGCAACCGCAACCTTTGCTGATGCGATGGCCGGATCTGTGACAAGTGAGACTTCTTTGAGCGCGCTTGCGCTAATAACTAGAACGCCATCGACGTTCTTATATCTTTCAGCTAGAACGCCGACGCTAAATCCATCACGCAATCCGGAAGATGCCTCTACTAAGGAATCGTTGCCGGCGGTTGTGTTGCCGATAGAAAATGTCGCATCGATACCATCGTCGGTGACTTTGTAGGATTTTAAGAATCCAATTGGAGATTCGCGGCGATGCTCAAGTAGCAATTTCGTAGTATTGGCAAAGGTAATAGAGCCAGGCTTGAACATAGTTGATCCGGCTGATGTGGAGCCTTCTTCATTCCATGTGACGATTCGGCCAGAGATTTCGCGTCTTGGAAAATCTGTCGCCGTGACCTTCATTGAAAAGTCAAGATTCATCGGAGTTGGCTTGATTTCTTTCATCGGATCATTTCCTCTTCTAGTCGGATTTCATCGGAAGTTAAAGCTCCGATGTCGTAGAGAATCTTGTAAACGTCTGCGCGCTCTTTTGCTGATCCGCGCAAGTAATCGTCTAAATCGAACTTGACTTCTTGTGATGCTGGAACGAAATCATTTGCCATTCCAGTCATTGATAGACGCTCTTCAATCGCAGTCATAATTGGACGCAGTGAGAAGTCCAGCAAAGATTGACGCGCAAGTGTGGCGTTTGTGTACGTCATACTAGATCCGGATTCTGCATCGACGTAGTAGGCCGGAATGCCGGTAACTCTGGCAAGCTCGGTTGCAACGTAAGATCTAGCTTGATTGAGTTGAAGCTTCTCTGGGTCGAATCCTAAAGTCTGCAATTCGACGTCAGCATTCAAGAATGCAGTTGAGCGATTGCGACGTGATTGCCCCCAAGATTCAAGAAGCTTTGCGATGCGATCTGCTGGAAGTGCAGTGCCATTAGATTTCAAGACCATCGTTGGAACTGGCTCGCGTGCGTACATAGTTGCAGCGCGTTCTAATTCTGCACCAGCTTTGATTGTGCGACCGGCACGATTGAGAATGCCCTCATCTACGCCGTAAAAGACTGCAAGACTTCCAACGCCTTCGTATGGCACTGGAATCGAATCGACGCAGTAATACTCAATCTCTGTTCCTCTATCATTTGTTTTAATTGTGACGCGTGTTGGATCAATGCGTTCTGCACTGCGAATGCGATACGTATCAGCATAAATCTCAAGAATCCTCATATATCCGTAGCCATACAGGAGGAGATCTTCCGCAAGCCAGGCATAGGTCGCGAATCCAGGAACGCGTGGATCTGGCTGGTTAATTACCTTCGGAGGAGATTCAACGCGAGCGCCATCTGCGCGAGTGCGAACCTTAAGCGGAATTGATGCAACGCTTGACGAAATAATGTTTCGAGCTCTGGCACACGTTGGCACTGACATAAATTCAACGCGAGACGCAGTAATGCCAGCAACGCCGTAGATATTGTAGAGAGAGCTAGTGACATTTACTGGAGCTAGAGAAGCTTCAATGTCAGAAGTGGCAGCCGGAGCTGCGGTCGTTACTGTGCGCGAGAATAGACCCATGTGGATAAGTCTAAAGGCTCGCTATACATCTAACCGACCATGATGTCCATCTCCATCTCTGGGCGTGTCGCGAAATGTGTCGCCAGAGCCGAAGCCACCGCCGCGCACACTGCAACCGAAGAGGCGCGCCGACCTATGATCCAACCGCCATCGCCCATTGGTAATCTCACGGCCGATAATATCTGCTTGGATAATTCTGCCTGTTTTCCGTGAATGAGCCTCTTTGACGTAATCGCTCCGAGAAGCTCGTCGCAACTTTGTCCATACAGAGCTCCGTCGATGTCAATTACAGGAATTCCGGCTGGTGCAAGTCGCGCAGCTACGGCAGAGCTTGTTCTCTTGCTAAAAGCCACATATTCAAGCGGATACTTGCGTGCATAAGGCGCGATGTCGTTGGCGATAGCTTTATCATCTAGCGAAATCGGATTGTGCCAAGTATGCAGAAGCTTGATGTTGAAAGTGTCGTCCGGATTCTTTTGAGCAGCTACTAACGCCCCA